ATCGGTCAGCAAGACTACGGCAAGCATGAAGAGAAGATTGCTCCACTTGGTCGAGTTGGCGTGACGAAGGAAATGGTAGGAGATTTTTGGAAATCCATGCCGTTTGATCTGGAGCTTCCAAACATGAACGGCGTGACCATGCACGGCAATTGCGACTTGTGCTACTTGAAGGGCGGATCACAAATCTTTTCTCTCATTCAAGAAAAACCAGAACGTGCTGTTTGGTGGGCAAAAATGGAGGCGTTGGCGTTGGCGTCTAAGCCTGACGGCGCAAAGTTCCGTACCGACAGGCCTTCCTACGCCGCCATGCTGAAGTTCAGCCAAGAACAACGCGATATGTTTGACAAAGACGAAGAAGCAATCAGTTGCTTCTGTGGAGATTGATTGATGGCTAACCTATCGCACATCTTTGGCGGTGCATGGTCACCACCCCCTGCACCCGTGCTGGCACCACCCGAGCAGCAACTGGCTGATGCGATGCGCGATGCTGGCCTTGAGCCACCCGATACCATCCACCTCGACGGCAAGATTCATCGCTTCCGCTCCGGCACCAAGGGATCGCCAGGGCACGGCGACAAGCCTGGTTGGTATATCGCCTTCTCTGACGGCATCCCGGCAGGGCGTTTTGGTTGTTGGCGTGCTGGCATGGAGCAGACCTGGCGAGCAGAAGTGGGCAGGCAACTTAACCAAGCCGATGAGATGGCGTTTGCTCGGCGCATGAGCGAGGCCAAAGCTGCCCGCGACCTCGAGCAGTCCCGCAAGCATGAGGTGGCTGCGGATGTCGTCGGCAACATCTGGGCCGAGTGCATTGGTGCCTCGCCAGATCATCCGTACCTCAAGCGCAAGGGCATCAAGCCGCACGGCGCACGGGTCACGGGCGATGGCCGTCTGGTAGTGCCGTTGCTTGATGAGGATGGCACAACGTCATCGTTGCAGTACATCGACGCTGACGGCGGTAAACTCTACCACCCCGGTGGGCAGACAAGTGGCAAATTTTGGTTGCTTGGCACCATTGATGTCAGCGACCTCAAGCACTCAGGCACGATCTACATTGCTGAAGGGTTTGCGACTGCGGCGACCGTTCATGAGGTCACCAACTGTCCGGTGGTGGTGGCATATAGCGCCAGCAACCTCGTGCCCGTTGCGGGCTTGTTTCGTTCTATCGTACCAAACCGCGACCTAGTAATTGTGGCCGACAATGACAAATCAGGCGTCGGCCAGCGGTACGCAGAGCAGGCATCAGCCAAGCACGGGGCACGCATCGTGATGCCACCAGACGAAGGCGATGCAAACGACTACGCACAAACAGGCGGGGATCTGCTGGCCTTGCTCTCGCCACCAGTCAACGATTGGCTGGTGCCTGCCGACTCGTTCAGCGCCCAGCCTGCTCCGGTCAGGTGGCTGGTAAAGCACTGGCTGCAAGCTGACGCCTTGGTGATGGTGCATGGCCCATCCGGTGGCGGTAAGACGTTCGTGGTGCTTGATTGGGTCTTGCACCTCGCATCAGGCATGACCGATTGGCAGGGTCACAAGGTCAAGCCTTGCGATGTGGTCTATCTTGCAGGCGAGGGCCACCAAGGTCTGCGCGGGCGCATTGCAGCGTGGAAACACCACAACAACGTCACCAACCTGTCGATGTGGCTGTCTCAGTCAGGTTGCGATCTCAACACACCAGATGGCTATCAACTAGCAGCAGCACACATCAGGTCTTTGCCACGCTCACCAAGTGTGGTGGTGGTTGACACGCTGCACCGCTTCCTTGCAGGCGATGAGAACAGCGCCCAAGACGCCAAGACCATGCTCGATGCGTGCGCACGATTGATGCACGAATTTAAGTGTACGGTCATCCTTGTCCACCACACAGGCGTGAACGAAGATGCCCAACACCGTGCCAGAGGCTCAAGCGCATGGCGTGGTGCATTGGACATCGAGATCAGCATAGTTCCAGGCACCAAGGACGCGCCAATGCAGATCGTCCAACGCAAATCTAAAGATGCTGAATTGGCTTTGTCTGTGAACGTGGAACTGCGACAAGCCACTATACCGGGATGGTTTGATGAGGATGGATTGCCAGTTACCAGCGCGGTTATTGTGCAATCAACTGCACCAGCTAATAATGCCAAGCAAGATAATAGGCTATTTACGCATCGTCGCACCATTGAAAATGCTTGGTGGGCAGCAGGAACACCAGAAAAGAGTGGCAAGCCATATATTGAGCGTGGCGTTTTGCTTGACTATTTGGTGAACAAGATGGGCGTTGGAGAATCCACCGCGACGGTATATTTGAGGCCGTCCAACCATGGAAAATTGATCTGCGAGTTGCTCGTTTCGCAGACGATTGAGGCTACAGATGGTGGCTGGATCGTCATTGATCCGGTAGAGGCCAGCGCCATGATGATCAGAAAAAACGAGGGTTGAAGTGCCACCATGAGGCGGTGACCGTAACAGCGTAAACGAGCGTAAAAGTTGCGTAACAGTTACGGGGCACAGCACTAGCGTAACAGCGTAACTACCCCCTCTTATAAAAGAGGGGTTTTTACGGTGTTACGTTACGGTGCGGTCGATGTCTGGCGGGTGTGTTAGGGCTTGAGCGTAAACGGGAGAAAAGCATGAAGATGTACAAGGGCAATGAGCCAGATGAGAGCTGGGAGGAGATCGTAGAGCTGCGGGAGTTCTACGGATCAACGTGGAAGGTGTTCGTGAGACACACCGACACAACGGGGCAGTACGTCTCTGTAAAATTGTGTGCAACTGGACAGGTTGAACATAAGGCTAACTATTGGTTGGCGTGGGATTCTGAGAAGAAGAAAATAAGCAGTAGGTTTATGGTGGATGCTAAATTGTTGAAAAACAATAGGTTGGATTTGTATAACGTGGTGGTGGTTAACTTGGAGGCGTGGCTGTGAGCAATTCAAGAGTGAAGGAGTTGGAGAGGGAGTTAAAAGAAGTGGAGGGGAAGATTAAGAAGACGGGGAAGGCCACGATTCGCCCACTTGCTGAGCAACTACGCGCAGAGGCGCTACCCGTTAAAATGGGTGCTCCGGTTATCTACCCGCCTGACCACCCTTGCTGGCTTACTATCATTGACGGTATCAGGAACGGCGGCAGTCTCAGCCTAGTGCTTGAGCGCAACGTTGGGATGCCCAGCGGCAACTTGGTGCGAGATCGCATTGCCAAGGACTTGGACTTCCAGGCCCGTTACGAGAAAGCCTTGCAAGACCGCGCAGACCGCCTAGCCGAGGAGATACTTGAGATCAGCGATTCAACGCCGCCAGAGGGCTTAGAGCCCGCGGCAATGAGTGCCTGGGTGGCAGACAAGCGGCTGCGCGTTGACGCACGCAAGTGGGTGGCTGCGAAGCTGCAACCTAAACGGTATGGTGATCGCATTGATGTAGCCGTGACCGACACACGCATCAGCGTCATGGATGCGCTGGCCCAGGCGAAGCAGCGCGTACTGAATGACAACAGCGATGTGGTGGATGTCGAGTCGCGGGACGTCTAATGTGGACAACGGGTGTTATGTCAACCGCGACGTGAGCACTTACTAACGTCCGGCAGGGCCGGTGCCCCGCCCGCCCGACGGGGCTGGGGGAGGGGTAGGGCCGACGCGAAAGGGCCACGGGAACGGTAGAGTCGAGAACAAATTTTTCTTTTTTTAATTTATCATCTGCTCCATGCCCAAATCCGACTACACCTCCGGCAATCCCTACGTCACGGCGTTCCATGACCTCATGGCGACGTCCAAGGACTTCACCCAGTTCTTGGCTGACCCTGCTGAACGCCAAGGCATCAGGCAGGGGTTTACAGATGCTGTCAATCGCGGTGCCGTAGCTGCCACCCTTGGCGCACCTGTTGACATGGCGAACACGGCGTTGAATCTGGGCAAGGCAGCGGTGGGATACTTGGGCAACAAGGCTGGCGTCCTGTCGGCGGATCGGATGCCGCAACTAATAGATAACCCAGTTGGCGGGTCTGAGTACATTGGGAATCAGATGCGACGGCTTGGCGTGGTAAGTCCCAATCGCAACGCCTTGGCGGAAGGGTTGGCTGGCTTCTTGCCCATGAGCCCATCTACCTCTGGCAAAGCCGTTGCGGCCATTGGTGCTGGTGGGGTTGTGCCGGGGATGGATTTGGCGGCAACGGTGTTCCACGGCTCGCCACACAAGTTTGATCGCTTTGACAGCAGCAAGATTGGCACCGGTGAGGGTGCGCAGGCGTATGGGCATGGGCTGTATTTGGCTGATGCGCCAGAGGTGGCGCGAACATACAAAAACGCCGGAGATGGATCAAATTTTGTCACCGTCAGGTCTATTCGAGACCCCGCCCAAATGGCGGCGACGGCGCTGGATCGTGCAGGCGGCGACATAAGGCACGCCACAGCGGTGCTGGCGCAAAACGCGCAGAGTGGCGACATAACCGCAGGCGCGGCGTTGCAATTACTGAAACAGCGGGCGGCGCTGCCCGAGAGCAAGTACGCCGGCAACCTCTACAAAGTCGACCTCCCCGACGAAGCCATAGCCAAGATGCTGGATTGGGACAAGCCGCTGAGTCAGCAGTCAGAAGAAATCAGAAACCTTATTGCACAGCGAGGTCCGCTAGATGACCCAAGGACGTTTGGCTTTAAGAACCCTGAAAAAGTAAAAGGTGCGGATATATACAACATCCTTGCTCGTGGCTCTCAAGCAAAGCCAGGAATCGGTGAAGCGGGCGTATCTGAAGCAATGAGAAATGCAGGCATCCCCGGTATCCGCTACCTAGACGGCAGCAGTCGCGGTCAAGGCCAAGGCTCAAGCAACTACGTTGTCTTTCCCGGCAATGAGAATATGCTGCGGATACTGGAGAGGAATGGGCAGGCGCTCAAGTAATGCAAACCACCATCTACAAGCCCGAGGAAGAACAAGAGCTCATGACCACCCTGTGGTCACCGGCCATTGCTGATGATCCGGAGGCGTTTGTTTTGTTTGCGTTTCCTTGGGGGCAGGAGAACACGCCCTTGGCGAGCTTCAAGGGGCCGCGCAAGTGGCAGCGGGAAGTGCTGCGGGAGATCGCTGCACATATTAAGAGGCAGAACGGGCTGGTGGATTTTGAGACCCTGCGCCATGCGGTCAGTTCAGGGCGAGGCATTGGCAAGTCTGCGCTGGTGAGTTGGCTAACCATCTGGATGCTGTCCACCCGCATAGGCAGCACGACCATCATCTCGGCCAACTCTGAGAGCCAGCTTCGAGCAGTCACCTGGGCCGAGATCACCAAGTGGCTGGCGATGTCAATCAACAGCCATTGGTTTGAGGTCAGCGCCACCAAGTTGGCTCCGGCGTCGTGGTTGACGCAACTGGTGGAGAAGGACTTGCGCAAGGGCACGCGCTACTGGGGCGTCGAGGGTCGGCTGTGGTCGGCTGAGAATCCAGATGCGTATGCCGGTGTCCACAATTTTGACGGCGTGCTGGTGATCTTTGATGAGGCGTCGGGTATTGACGATTCAATCTGGGCGGTGACGGCTGGTTTCTTTACGGAGAACACGCCGAATCGTTTGTGGCTGGCGTTCAGCAACCCGCGCCGCAACACGGGGTACTTCTACGAGTGCTTCAACAGCAAGCGGGATTTCTGGTCTAACAAGGTGGTGGATGCCAGGACGGTGGAAGGCACCGACAAGGCGGTGTATCAGAACATCATTGACGAGTACGGCCCAGACAGCAGTCAGGCGCACGTTGAGGTGTACGGACAGTTTCCGAGCGAGGGAAATGACCAGTTTATCCCGGCAAACATCGTAGATGAGGCAATGGCCCGCGAGAAGTACAAGGATCAGACCGCGCCCACCATTATTGGGGTTGATCCTGCCCGTTTTGGGGCTGATGCCACGGTGATCGTGATCAGGCAGGGCCGTGACGTTGTGCGTATCGACCGGCACCGGGGCGACGACACCATGACCGTGGTGGGCTACATCATCGAAGCCATCGAGGAATGGAAACCCGACATGGTGGTGATCGATGAGGGTGGTCTGGGCGCGGGTATTGTGGACAGGCTAAAGGAACAACGCTTCAAAATCAAGGGCGTGAACTTTGGCAATAAGTCAGTCAATCCGATCATGTACGGCAACAAACGCGCCGAGATGTGGGGCAAGATGAAGGAATGGTTGAGGACGGCAAGTATTCCGAAAGATCGTTTCTTGAAAACTGATTTGATATCGCCTATGATGAAACCAGACTCGCGGGGTACAATCTTTCTGGAGAGCAAGAAAGAAATGAAATCGAGAGGCCTTGCCTCGCCCGACGCAGCAGATGCGCTGGCCGTGACGTTTGCATTTCCTGTCGCGCATCGTGAGTACAAAGAACCTACGCGACGGGTTAATGCGCAAGGCAGCAGCGTAAGTACATCTTGGATGGGTAGCTGACATGAAGAAAAATGTTTCTCTGTCTGTAGGGCGTGGCGAGAAGTTGCCTGTGAGCAAGGGCGCGGGACTGACGGAAAAGGGGCGCGAGAAGTACAACGCAGCCACCGGCAGTAACTTGAAAGCGCCTGCGCCTAATCCTAAGACTGAGGCAGACAAGGGGCGCAAGGCGTCATTTTGTAGTAGAATGGCTCCTATCGCAAAAAAAAGCGAAGAGGGCAGCCGTGCAAAAGCCGCAATGCAGCGTTGGAAATGTTGAGATGTGGGCCGACATTCAAGGTTATGAAGGCCGTTACCAAGTCAGCACGTTA